CCCCCATGCCCGGCCCCCGCGCTTTACCCAATAAAAACAACGGCTTGCGACGGCGGCCCCAATTTATCCAATAAAAACAACGGCTTGCAATGTTCATGATCTGTTCTCGGCACTGCGCCCGGCAACCGGGCACCCCCTACCCACACGGGACCGAACCTGCTATACGAAGAACCATTGACCGATCATCGGGGGACGAAATGTTACTTTGGAGACTCAGCCCGTCCCAAAAATTTCTTACTTTGGGAACCCAGCCCGTTCCAATTTTCGCAGGCCATCAGAACCCCCCGGTTAGCAATCCTCTCGACAATGTGCTACAGTGGGTCTATCTCTCAGGATCAGGCAGGGCAGAGAAGACCTCGCTGGGCTTGAGTAGGCACCACCGGAACCTATCGAGCCGAACCGGAACCGGAGCCTGACATGGTTTACAAAAAGATGACATGGACCTTGAACGCATTGGCATTTGGCGCGGTCGCAATGCTGATCGTGCTGCCAGACCCTTTTGAACTCCGAGCGGCTTTCGAGTATGGCCGAGACCACCGAACCATCAAGATCATAGATACCCCCACATCATCGGTGATAGAGGTCGAGCCGACGATGGCTCTCGAACCTCTCTCAGTCAGGATTACCACCACCGATCTGGAAGACTGCTTGTCGCGATCTGATCTGAAAGCGCCTGAAGCCATAAAGACTTGCCTGCCGAAAGAGGTCCAAGGGATAGTCAACTACGATCTCTCTGCCGAGCGCAGAAAGCAGGCAGGATACTCCGTTCATCCGAACCCCGACATCGAGAAAAAACGGGCCGAGGTCGTAAAGCTGTGCCGGGCCAGATGGTCAGGGCAGAACATCAGCGATAAGACCCCTGAGATCACAGCTTGCGCCACAATCATCCAACCTGTTGCCTACTGAACCTTTTCGCGCTATGTCTTAGCCTGTCAGGAGACAGGTGGTCCCATACCATCGCATCTGGGGGCAGGTTCAGATTGGGGGTTGGTCTCCCTGAAACGAATCTGCCCCCTACGTTTCACTGAATCCCAAAAAACGAATCATGAGCGGACGTTTGGCCCAAAGCTGAGCGACTGAGGTCGAGCGACATTTCTGAAATAGCAGGGTTGATTGTAAACCACAGGTATCCTATGTCTTGGGGGCGGGGATGATTCTCCTCTCTCTGACAAAGGACCACAGACCAATGACCACCGGAACAAAAGACCTCGTAGGCGAATGGCTTATCGCTTTTAAGCGGACCAGCCCAACGCGGGACCACGCCCTGATCGCGGAATCCCGGTATCAGATTTTGCGCGGCTACCTTGACGCCAAGGGGAAAGAGACCGTGGCGGAACTGTCCTACCCTGAGCAGATCGCCTTCTGCAAGGCAGTCGGGATCGAGGTCCCCCGGACAGTCATGGTTGACTACATGACCATGCCCAAGATGCAGCCATACGTTCGCAACGGCATGACCGCCGCAGAACCAATTCGCCCTGTAGGTTCGTCCCCGAAGGATCGCCTCGAAGCCAAGCGGGAAGAACTGCGGCAGAAGCATCTCGACCGTCTCGAAGCCCAGAACCGGGCCGACGAGCGTGGCGAACTGTGGACCGCTATGGCCGCGTACAAGCCAGAGGGATGCTTCATCGTGCTCAAGAAGGGCCGCATGGACGCAAGCTGGGAAGAAGCGTTCCGGTCGCAGCACATGGATTCCTTCATGACGCTTGAACCGACCGCAGTAATCGGCAAGCTGAGCGAGGCCCGGTCATACGCCGCGAAGCACTTCGCTGGCAGCGCCAAGGGCGACGTAACCATCCGAGTAATAGGAGACTGAGATGAAAGACGAACTGAACCTCATCCGGGCTTCTCTGGCGAGCAGCAGCGACACGCTGCTGTCCGTCAGCAGGGGCAAGAACCACACGCCTGAGCAGGCCAAAGAGGCCCTGTCGGACGTAGCCAAGGACCTGTTCCATCTCGCCAAGGAACTGCTCGTGTTGTCTGGTGTCCCTGCCGAGAACCCGATCAAGGCCATGCCCGCCGAGGGAGAGGACTGAAGATGAGCACGTATTTCTTCGATGATGTTGCGCTCGATGAAGGCGACATGGGCATCCAATGGATTCCCGGCATAGGTTTCAGACCTGTGGACATCACCGAAGAGATGCCGGGCAAAGAACTCTGCGGTCAGATCGTGGGTGACAAAAGCTGTCACACAGGCAAGTGCCCTGAGAAGTGGGCGCTCACCGAAAAGTGGGAGCCGCCGCTTGAGTTCTGGCCTGAGCCGCCCGTCTACATCGCACCGCCAGTGTGGTATCCTAATACCCCACCGATCTGGGTGGGAACGCCAGTGTGGTTTAACGACCCGCCTGTCTACTGGTGCTGCGGGTCCTCGAACCCCCCGCCGCCGCCCCCGCTCTGCTGCACTCATCAGCCGCCCTATGAACCCCCTCATGAGCCACCACCTGACGTGGTGCCCCTGCCCCCCAGCCTCTTCATGCTGCTGGCCGGGCTGCTGCTCCTGAAACGAATTTCAGCCTGACGTTTACCCCTGACCCAAAGGACCAAAAATGGCACGTATCAAGCACCAGAAAGCCCGCAAAGATTACCCGGACTCCGGGATCAAGAAGGGCGATATGTACTACTACACCAAGATCAAGACGGGGCCTCGTTCGAGCCGCGTCATGCGATCCCTGACCCCGTTCCGCCAGAGCCAGATCACCACCAGCCCGTTCAAGTCTGGCTGGTATGCTGCGCAAGAGGCGTGGGGCGAAGGAACCCACAGCATCGAGTTGCTGCAATCCGTTGCCGAGTCGATCCGCGAGATCGGCCAAGAGGCGCAGGACAACTTCGACAACATGCCTGAGTCCCTGCAATACGGTTCAACCGGGGAAATGCTCGAAGAGCGGGCCAACAAGTGCGAAGAGGTCGCGGACGCCCTCGATGATCTGGTGAGCGAAGCCGAGGCACTGGAAGAACCCGAAAAGCCCGAAGAGGTTGCTGAACCCGATGACGACGAGGCCGAGGACTTCCTCGCCAAGACGGACGCTTGGGAGACCTACCAAGACGACCTCGCAGATTACGAAGCCCTGCTGGAAGAGTACGAAGGGGACCTGCAAGGCATCTTCGATCAAGTCGATGACCACCTAGGAGACATGCCAGAATGAACGACCCCCTGCCCCCGATGAGGTTCATGACGACCACCGTTGTGACGCTTGACGAGCGTGTGCTGGGGGCGTGGAACTTCGAGAAGGTCGAACGGCTACGAGAGGTCCTGCACAAACAGGCCAAGGCCGACGAGACATGCTGGTATCCCTGCGAACTGACGATCACGTTCGAGGGCGTCGAGCAGAAAGAAGCCGCTGCGAGAGTAGCATTAGCCCTGAAGGCAATGACATGAACGAACTATACCCAGAAGCCTACCCGGACGGCCCGCCATTCCCCAAACCTGTCCGTGTTCAAGTCGGGGGAGTTATCGTCTTCGACGTGATGCGGCCTTCCCGGACTGAGGTAGCCGAAATCTATCCTCACATGATGGACCGCCACAAACGCCTGCGCCGCTGGTCAGACCACCCCAGCGCCCTGACGGTTCACCAGCACAAGAAGCTGGTGGTCCGCTTGGTCGAGATGTCCAAGATGGACTTCGACATGCCTGAGACGTTCCTTGAGGTCAAACAGTGGGCCGAGCACCACGACGACCACGAGGGGGTGACAGGCGACATCGTAGGTCCTCTGAAGACCCTGATCGGTAGGGAGACAGACATCCTCGACCGCCTTGAGAAAGTCTGGGACCAAGCGATCTGCCGCCACCTTGGCATCCTGTACCCCAGCGAGACCATCAAGGGCCTCGTCCACCGCTATGACAAGGCCGCTGAGACGTTGGAATGGATTCACGCCCTAGGCCAGCCCCGGATGTCGTGGAACCATGCTGTGCCGCCCCATATCGAGCCTCACGGGCAACACCTGATCCAATGGGCTAGGCGGCTGGCATGACGTGGGTTCTGAACGGGATCATCTGCGCTCATTGCGGAACCCTGATCCACGTCGAGCAGACGCTCGACCAGAAGATCAAGAGGTCCCGTCTGGAACGAATCGCTCGCCAGAACGGGGGGATAAAGCGCGGCGATCTCTTCTTCTGCTCACGATCTTGCCGAACGGGCCATGAAATCAGCCCCGGAATTAAGTCGGGCACAACATCTTTGCCGTCACTGCTTGACTAGGACTACAGCTTGCGATTTTTATGGTCGCTATTGACCAACTCACAGGAGAAACCGATGACATCGTTCGAGATGCCGATCTCAGAGCAAATCTGGGACATGAAATACCGCTTCAAAGACAACCTGACGGGCAAACCCATCGACATTACGGTCGAGGACACTTGGCGCAGGATTGCCGAGGCTCTGGCCGAGAAAGAAGAGGACGCGGGATACGTCTCGGACTTCTACGAGGCTCTGGAAGATTGGAAGTACATTCCAGCCGGGCGGATCGTTGCAGGGGCAGGCACAGGCCGCGCCGTGACGCTCTTCAACTGCTTCGTGATGGGCACCATACCGGATAGCATGGATGGCATCTTCTCGATGCTGCGAGAGGCCGCTCTGACCATGCAGCAGGGCGGCGGCATCGGCTACGATTTCAGCCCGATCCGCCCAAAGGGGGCCTTGGTCAAGAAGCTGGGGGCCGACGCCTCTGGCCCGCTCACGTTCATGGACTGCTGGGACTCCATGTGCCGCACCGTCATGTCCGCAGGATCGCGCCGTGGGGCCATGATGGCGACGATGCGCTGTGACCACCCCGACATCATGGACTTCATCGACGCCAAGGCCGACCCGAACCGCCTGCGCATGTTCAATATGTCCGTGCTGGTCACGGATGAGTTCATGAAGGCAGTCAAGAAGGACGGGACGATCCGCCTGCGCCACATCGAGCCACCCCGGATGATTGACGGCGAGCATCCCCGCAAGCTGAAGGACGGGACCTACGAGTACGGGACGATCAAGGCCCGTGAACTCTGGGAAAAGATCATGAGGAATACCTATGCCCATGCGGAGCCGGGGGTCATCTTCATCGACCGGATCAACGAGGCAAACAACCTTCGTTATGTTGAGCAGATTGCCGCCACGAATCCTTGCGGAGAGCAACCCCTGCCGCCCTACGGGGCCTGCCTGCTGGGTTCGATCAACCTTGCTCGCCTCATCGAGAATGAGTTCACCGACAAGGCCGGGATCGACCGCAACGTCCTAGCGGCCCATGTCGCCACCGCCGTCCGTATGATGGACAACGTGGTGGACGTGTCGAACTTCCCGCTCGAAGCCCAACGCAAAGAGGCGCAGAACAAGCGCAGGATCGGTCTGGGGGTCACAGGACTTGCCGACGCTCTGGTGATGTGCGGTCTGAAGTACGGCAGCCCCGCCGCCGTCAAGCGCACCGACGAGTGGATGCGTCTGATTGACGAGGCGGCCTACCGGGCCTCGGTCGAACTGGCGAAAGAGAAAGGGCCGTTCCCGCTCTTCGACGCCGATGAGTTCCTTGCCGATGGCACCCACGCTTCGCGCCTGCCCCTCGATCTGACTGACGACATCAGAGAGCACGGAATCCGCAACGCCCTGCTGACCAGTATTGCCCCGACCGGGACGATCTCGCTGTACGCCGGGAACGTGTCCTCTGGGATCGAGCCGATCTTCGCCTACGGCTACACCCGGAAGGTCCTGCAACCCGATGGCAGCAAGACCGAAGAGCGCGTCGAGGACTACGCCGTCGCCAAGTACAGGGAATGGTGGAAGAAGAAGTGCGAGGACGAGGGCATCGAGCACAGAGAGATCACCTACGAAGAACTGCCCGATTACTTCGTCAGCGCCCAGACGCTCAGCCCGGAAGCCCATGTCGTCATGCAGGCCGCTGCCCAGCGGCATGTGGACTCCTCGATCAGCAAGACGATCAACGTCCCCGAAGACATCAGCTTCGAGAACTTCCAAGAGGTCTACATGCAGGCGTATGAGAGCGGCTGCAAGGGCTGCACCACCTACCGCCCCAACGATGTCACAGGCTCCGTCCTGAGCGTCGAGGAGAAGCCCAAAGTGGTCGAGGTCGAGGCTGAAGAGGAAGAGTACCCGACAACCCACCAGAACCTTGGTATCACAGCGGCGATGCCCGACAACATCCTTGAGGCTCTTCAGGACGCCTCTGAGGGGCTGCTGGAACGCCCGGATGAACTGGATGGCACCACCTACAAGATCGAGATCGGCGGGCAGAAGTCGATCTACCTGACGATCAATGACATGGTTCTTTCTGACGGTACGGTTCGCCCCTTCGAGATTTTCCTGAGATCGAGCGACCCGACCCACGACGAGTGGATGCAAGCCATGTCCCGGATGATCTCGGCCATCCTGCGCAGGCCGCATGATGCCAGCTTCATCCCCCGGCAACTGAAGCGCATCCACAGCCCGGTGACAGGGGGCTTCGTGAAAGGCTGGCAGGGGCGTACCCCGTCGCTGGTCGCGGCCATCGGCACCAAGCTGGAACAGCACATGAAGATGAGCGCCCAGATGCGGGTCGAGTTCGAGATCGAGGAAGAGATCGAGACGCAGATCGACCCCGAACTGACCGAGTGGCCCGATTTCCCGGAGCACCCGCTTGAGAGCATGACGCTCACCACATGCCTGTCCTGCGGTAGCACCAACATGAAGAAAGAGAGCGGGTGTGAATCCTGCCTAGACTGCGGCGAGAGCAAATGCGGTTGAACCCGTAAAATCCCACAAAAATTGGGGGGCCAGATTCCGTTTGGCCCCTCAGAAAATCCTGACATTTTGGAGATTTCCATGACTAAGCCTGACCCGGCAGACTTTGCCAGCGACAAGGACGCCAAGTTCTTCAAGCGCAACCCCGACCGTAACGCCTACATCCGTCGAGCCATACCGGGGGAGTTTGCCCCGCCGCCCGACTCCGTTCCGAAGCCCATCAACATGACGATGGGCAAGGCCATCATCCAACACGCTCAGATCGCGGCGGCGGCAGAAGCCGAGCGCGTCGAGAAACTTCCCCCCAACGTGAAACGCTACGTGGTGGTCGGGCAAGCGAAGCCGGGGCTGCGCTTCAGGATCGGCTTCACCTACACCAAGCTGAAGCTGGAAGGGATCACAGACCTGATGGCCCAACAGCTTTTCTGCGCAATGGCAGACGAGAACGTCCTAAAAATGATGGACGAATTTTCGCGGGAGTAAGGTTGAATTACCGCCCCAGCGGATCGGTTTCTTCTTCTGGCGGGGCGTCCGACTTGTCCTCAACATCGTCGGGCGCGTCGTCAGGCCGCTTGGTCGGCATCGGAACTGAGCCTGATTCTTTCTTGGAGTTCCGCATCATCTCCATCTGGTGCCCAGCTAAGGTCGCCCATCCACAGAGCCTCTGAAGGGAAGCCCGCGCATCCGCTAAGGTGATCTTGCCCGAATTGTGCAACTCGTGCCCGATCCAGCGCGGCAGTAATCCCATCAGTGCTTGCGAGGCACAGACATCCGCGTATTCCATATTCCCCATCCGGTTCCCGGTCAGCATCTCGGCCAGACCCGCTTCCAGTGGCGATACAGTCGTCACATCCGCCGCTGCCGCAGCGAGGTCGGCCATAGCATCGTTGAGCCATTTGGGATCGGATGAGGTCGTGTCGAGCCGTGCTTGAATCTCTGCGATCTTCTCTTGGATGGTCTGGGTCATTCAGTTCGCTCCTGATTGAAGGATGCGGCGCATCCTTTTCCATGTAGTAGCCGCGCCCATAGGCGGTCTTGATCTCGCCGGGCCAGCCCGCTTGTCGCAGTCGCCTGCGCAATCTCTTGACGTGGCTGTCTACCGTCCGCTCAGCCACATGCACATTCGGGGCAAGGAACCTGTCTTGCAGGTAATCTCTGGTCACGATCCTGCCGCGCGCTTCCCAGAGGCTCATCACGATCTTGGCTTCAGCCGTGGTGAGATCGGCCAGTTCGACACCCATGATCTGATCGACGCTCTCTTCGTGGACGCCCCGCCAATGCAAGACTTCCTCGATCAACTGGTCGATGCTCATCTCTTCAGGATCGTTCATGTGGGGAAGATAACCTGAGCAATCACGGGTTGCCAGAAAGAAAAAATGCGGTCATGACCAACTTTTTTCATTTAGGGGGTTGATTAGCAACCGCGAGTTTACTATCTCTGGGTCACGGGAGACGAATCCCGGCAAATGCAGAACCCCTTGAAAGGACTCAAGCAACTATGACTACCCTTATGCAATGCTCCGAACAGTGGATGAAGCGCCCGACCGACGAGCGTTTCCTGTCGCTTACCGAAATGGCCGCGAAGAAGCAGGCGATCCGCGACTCTTCTGTCGCCAACGTGGTCCCGAACCGTGCGCTGAAGTTCGCACCGCACCCCGGCAACCCTGACAAGGGCCTGACCATCGAGGGCTCTGACGGTGCCTACTACGATCCGACCAACTATGCTTTCGGCCAGATCGCCTCGCTCGCTGGTGCCCCTGCCGGATACCTCCGCTCGCTGCACCCCTCGCTGGTGGCCGACAACCTGAACTACGGCATGCGCTTCAACCGCGACATCCAAGAGGTTGGCGTCCTGCGCACTAAGGTCACTTCTGAACTGGTGACAGACTACACTGGCGGCGACTTCCACGAGCACGTTGAACTCCGCGCTGCAACCGGCCCGAACTATGGCCGCGTCTGGGATGTGGACATCATCAACATGCTTCAGAAACGCTTCGGTGATGGCCGCACTGGCGACTTCCGGGTTCCGGGGGAATTTGGCCGGGACGTTCCGATCACCCGCGACAACACCACGCTCTACGCTTCGGATCGTGACATGTTCGTCTTCCTCTGCGACGAGAACAACCGCGTCGAGATGAAGGATCGCCGGGACGGCAAAGGAGGCTCCCTCGCCCGTGGGTTCTTCGTCTGGAACTCTGAGGTCGGCAGCCAGTCCCTCGGCGCGGCGTTCTTCCTCTTCGATTACGTCTGCATGAACCGGATCGTCTGGGGTGTGCAGGACTTCAAAGAGATTCGCCTGCGTCACTCTTCCGGTGCGCCCGAACGGTGGATGGACGGTGTGGTTCCGGTTCTCGAAGAGTATGCCCACAGCGCAGCCGCACCCATCGAAGAGACGATCCGTATCGCGCAGGAGAAGAAGATCGACAACGATCTGGCTGACTTCTTCAAGAAGCGGAACTTCTCTGTGGCTGAGCGCAGGGTGGCTGAGGAAGCCCACATGCGCGAAGAGGGTCGTCCCATCGAGACTCTGTGGGACGCCGTTACAGGCGTGACCGCAGCGGCCAAGACCATCCGCAACCAAGACGACCGGGTTGCACTGGAACGCAAGGGCGGCAGCCTGCTTGACCTCGCGACTTTCTGAAACCTTGGACGCCGAGTTGGATAGGCTTGGCGTCCTTCCTCCGGGGGGCCGAGGGTATCGGTTGGCTACAGGGGTTCGACTCCCCTGCCTTCCACCACCTTTCAAGCCCTCTTATCCCGGCGAAGAGCCGCCATTCTAGGAGACCATATGACTTTCGAGATATTCGCCATGGCTCTTATCGTGCTTCCCACCGCGCTCTACCTGTTCGTCCTCGGGATTGCTCTGGTCCTTTTGCGGGTCGTCGTATGGTGCCGAAAATCACATAAGCGGACTGACGACGACTTCCAGCGCCGGTTCTTTGATTGGCGGGAGGGGTGCAAATGAGCAAGATGCCTGAAGTGATGCCCTTCGAGCGCGTCGATGGAACCAACACCCGAGACTGCTTCTACAAGCGCATCGGGTTCGGAATCCCCCGCAAGGGTCAGTGGTATATCAGCGGGGCGATCCCGATGGCCTACCGCGCGCCGAACGATCTGAGAATCAGCTTCCTGATCGTCGAGCCGACCCACTTCGCCAAGCTGGTCACGCGCCAAGAGCGTGGTGATGCAGTTCCCATGAGCGCAGAGCAACGGAGAGCACCATGACCCAAGGGACGATCTACCCAGATGGCCGGGTCCAATACTACGGATATGAGAAAATGGAATCTCGTGTTCTGGATGTAAGGAACGGCTTCATCACGATCCACCATGCCGGGGGCCGATATTGGGACAACGGGGGCGAGCACTATGTCGCAGCCCACGTAGAGGTCATGGAACTGGCCTACCTACGCCGGGGGAATGAGCCGGGCACATGGAACTTCAGGTTGGGCCAGAAACGGATCGCGGACTTCCACCCCACACCCAAGGAAGCGGTAAGGCTTGCCATGAACCGCCTCGAAAACCACGGCGAAAAGATGGGAGAGAGCCTTGACCAGCAATAGCACCGAGACCCGCAAGATTGACGGCTACCTGCGTAAGTGGCAGGAGCATGGCAAGACCCGTGTCGAGGTCAAGTGCCCTTTCTGCCAGAGCCGCATGACGGCCTACCTGTGGAGCCTCGCTGGTTCCGGTAAGAAGTGCTCCTGTGGTGCCAAGATGGACTCCACGGGGACCTTTGCAAAGGACATGACCAAATGAGCATGATGCCAGACCTTCCGGGGCTACTGATCGGTGGCCTAAGCATCCTGATCCTCGTCGTGGTCTTCATCAAGGCTGACGACCTGTCGGACGGAAACGTAGGAGATTGACCAATGAGCGCAGTTTCAGAAAGAGTAGCCGAGCAGATGCGCGCTAATGGATGTTTCGTTGTAATGTGGTTGGACGGATGGATATTGGATCAAGTTGGCGACATGGTGAAGGTTAAGCGCGATCACCCTCTGAACCGAATGCGCGCCATTTTTTCTCACTTGGAGAGGTGCCACATGTTTGAGAAGCGCCGCATCCGAGGTGTCGATAGCCAGTGTCGGGAGCGTGTCGTCCGTGGGTTTCGTCTCAAGGATCAATACCACACAAAGGAGGCAAAGTGATGGGTAAGTCTTTAAAGAAATGCCGTGTGTGCAGTGGTCGCGGATACTTCCATTGCGAATGCTGGCCAGGAGATTGCATCTGCGGCTCCGATGATGAGGATTGCGAGATTTGTGAGGCCACTGGATGGATTTATACAGAAGATGAAGACGGTCTGTATGAGACAGAACCGGTTACACATCAGGAGGCGGATGATGCTTGATTGGATCACAATTCAATTAGATTTTGCGCGCGAATGTGGTGAATGCCCGATGTGCGAAACAGAGCAGCACTTGAGCCACGCCGTAGCTTGGTATTGCGGACCAACGCATGACGAGATTGGAAGTGTCACAACCGAATATACAGATGGCGGCGAGGTTGGCGGGATGTGCGTTTGCAAGGCGTGTCACGATAAACACTACCACGATAAGGGGAGCCGATTATGAGACAGACTGACCAACAACTGGCAGCCGGTCTTCACGACAAGATGGCAGAGGCTACGGACTACGCCAACGCCCTGTTCCTCCGAGGCTACAGCGTCTCGGTAGACATAGAAACGCTGACCCACAGGACGCCTGAAGAGGACGTCACAACTGTCCGTATCACAGGCAAGGCCACAAGGACCGTCACGATATGACCACTGAGACCTTCATCCATAAGTCCTTCCGCGCCGACACTCAGGCCGTGATCGACCAAGCCATCGAGATAATCGAGGACTACCAGCAGCAGGGCTTCACACTGACGCTGCGCCAGCTTTACTACCAGTTCGTCAGCAAGGACCTGATCCCGAACAAGGACAAGGAATACAAGCGCCTTGGCAGCATCATCACCGACGCCCGGCTGACCGGGCAGATCGGCTGGGACGCCATCGAGGATCGTGGCCGGGGCAAGAAGGGCTGGCTGATCGAAGAGGACATCGACCAGATACTCTGGGAACTTCCCGGTGCCTACGCTGCGGACTTCTGGGCCAGCCAAGACCGTTACATCGAAGTCTGGGTAGAGAAGGAAGCACTGGTCTCGGTCGTGCAGAAAGCCTGTAGCCCCTTCAGGGTGGGCTACATGGCCTGTAAGGGCTATCTCAGCGCCTCTGAGGCTTATGCAGCAGGCAAGCGCATGGAGCAGGCCCGAGACAACGGTAAAGAGCCTCTAGTGATCCATCTGGGCGACCACGACCCGTCTGGGATCGACATGACCCGCGACAACACGGCCCGGCTTGAGATGTTCTCGTGGGGGGACGTGGAAGTCGAGCGGATCGCGCTGAACCGGGACCAGATCGACGCCTACAACCCGCCGCCGAACCCGGCCAAGATCACTGACTCCCGCGCCGATGGATACATCCTTCGCCATGGAAATCTTAGCTGGGAACTCGACGCCCTGTCGCCTAGCATCTTGGTCGGCCTGATCCGGTCTGCTATCGAGCCGCACATCGACCAAGAAGCATGGGACGAGTGCAAGCAGCGCGAGATCGAGAACAAGGAACTCCTGCGCAGGGTTCGGACCCGCTGGGCAGACGTGGAAGCACTTTTGAGAGAGGACGAATAAATGAAACTGGAACAGCACATCATCCGACAGATGGACTTCTCTGCCAACACCTTCGGGCCGGGGGATCGCTTCAAGGGTGTGACAGATCACGTCCAGAAGGAAATGGTCGAAATCCGCGAGGGTCGCGACGACCCAGCCGAATGGGTGGACGTCTGGCTTCTCACCATGGACGGCCTGTGGCGCTGCCTGCGCCAGCAGTATGTCGAGATCACTGACCTCGAACTGGCCACTATGATCGTGGAACTCCGGGACGCGGCGAAAGCGGGGATCGTGGACGAGTGTGTCAACGGGGCTGACCCCTTTGCCAAGCTGGCCGTTGAACTTGAACTGCTTCAGGACGGGGAGAACCATGACCACGCTTGGGTGCGCCTGAACCTCTGGGCTACCATGGGCCTCTACCGCTCCCTGCGCATCGAGGACATGACTCGCAGCGTCGATTCAACTCGTGCTCTGGCCGAGGCCATGATCGAGCAGAAGCAGGAGAAGAACGAGCGCCGGGTCTGGCCTGATTGGCGAACCCAGAGCCCCGACAAGGCAATCGAACACAAGAAAGGAATCGAGGACTGATGGACTACCTTCGCAGCATAGGGGAGTGGCTGCCCCTCATAATCGCAGCCTTAGTCATCGCTGTGGCCTACTTCGCCCGGTATGTCGTAGAGCGTCTGGAAAAGAAGCTGGCTGACGCGGACTACATCGCCGCCAAGTATCAGTTCTGCGCAGACCAAGTGACCCGCGCCGGGCTGAAGATCAGGAAGTCGGACGGCATGATCGTCTGCGCCACCTGTGGCTTGATCAACTGTGGCCCGTGTGGCGATTCTAACCCCCTCGCAGGCCAAACCCTGCGCCAATACGTGGATTCAATCTGATGCGACCAAGCAACCCAAACATGGACGCCGAGATCGGGCGTCAGCACAAGGTCCTCGACCACGGCATGGTCCGGGTCGTGGACTACATGGGTGACGACCCGGCTATCGTTCAGGCAGCGCGTGTCAGCTACGGCAGTGGGACCAAGACCCCCTCTGACGACCGCAGCCTGATCCGGTATCTCATGAGCCACCGCCACACCACGCCGTTCGAGATGTGCGAGATCAAGCTGCACGTCAAGCTGCCGATCTTCGTCGCCCGGCAGTGGATCAGGCACCGGACTGCAAGCGTCAACGAATACAGCGCCCGCTACTCGATCCTCGCGAACGAGTTCTACATCCCGGACGTGCAAGACATCCAGCCGCAGAGCACGACCAACAAGCAGGGTCGCGGCGGCGAGATGGACGAAGACGTGCGCCGGGCAATGGTCGAGACTATCCGCCAGCACAGCGAGGGCAGCTACCAGCTTTACGAGGAACTGCACACTGGCTGGCCGTGGTTCGATGAGGACGGGATGCTGCACTCTGAGGCCGACGAGGACATCAAGCAGGAGCGCGACGGGACAGATTGGCTGCAACCCCACAATCAGGGGCATGGCATGGCCCGTGAGACGGCCCGTATGGTCTGCCCACCGAACATCTATACCGAGTGGTACTGGAAGGTCGATCTGCACAACCTGCTGCACTTCCTCTCGCTGCGGGCCGACCCTCATGCTCAGTATGAGATCAGGGTTTACGCCGAGGTCATCTGCGATATAGTTCGCCAGTGGTGCCCGGCAGCCTTCGAGGCTTTCGAGGACTACGTGATGAACGCAGTACGGTTCTCCGCTATGGAGATGGAACTGCTGCGTCAGATCATAAAGTCCCACGGCATATTGGGCGTGGCCCAAGCCACGGGCATGAGCATCCGGGAGCACCGGGAGTTCGAGAAGAAGCTGGGAGTAGATGGATGAACCGCCAACAACGTCGAGCCTTGGATTCGATCCATAGGACGATAAAAAAGAAGCATACGCTACCGCCCGCCCGGCAGGACGGCAGGCCGCTGTTCTTCGACATCGAGAAGGGCCAGAAGGTCCCCTGCTACCACTGCGAGAAGATGGGCTTCGTCCAGACGTATGGTTTCCAGAAGGCTTTCCTGTGCGACCCGGCCAACAGCCCGGACGGATCGCAGGACCTCTTCACGATCTGTCAGGCGCACCTGCCGAACGATGCCGTGATCTGGAACCAGCACGACAACTTCTGCCGCAACAAAGCAGACACGGAACGCTGGCGAGAAGGTTGACAGTAAACCAACAGTTTACTATATCTTGAACTCGATCCCCCGACACTCTGGGGAGAGTGGCGGCCCCCGGCAGTTTTCGTTGGTCTGTTTCCTGCTGGGGGCCGCGCGTTACAAAGGACCGATCAATGACTTTCCGAAACGAGAACCCCAACCTTGGCCTAGGCAAGCAAGTAGGTGGGAACCACTACCAAGGCGGCATCCAGCCCTTCCAGCTTAGCCATGCCAACGGCCATGACGGCTGCACCCATGCAATTCAGAAGTACCTCACGCGCTACCGCAAGAAGGCTGGCATCGAGGACCTGAAGAAAGCCCACCAGATATGCTACATCCGGGTGGACACGATCTCGATCTACGGTAAGTGGATACCGCCTGAGAAGCCGATGATCCAGATGGGCGACTACCTGAGATCGAACAGCATCGACCCCATCACCGCCAGAGCAATGGTGGCGATGGAAAGTTGGTTCCGCAAAGTCGATACTGACGATCTCCGCGAAGCCGACCTAGTGCGCAGTCTGATTCGCCAGTGCGCCGAAAACTTCTACAACAACGACTATCTGAGAGAGGACTTCATATGACGACCCCCCTGCAACCCTGTCTGCCTGAGACCTATGTGGTCGAGGTAAACCCGCAAGCCTCGGAAGGCTTCACCCGGACCCCTATCGTGGGCTGGATCATGGAAGACAATCGACCGCTTCCCATGACCCTCAACGGCAAGCACACGCTTGTCGGTGGCAGCGCCGTGCTGTTCCCCGGTGGATACGTCGAGAACCCCAGCTTCGGCCTTGCTTTCGAGAGCACCGAGGCTTGGCTGGAATCCAACCCGACCGAACCGAAGCACCGGGCGGCCAATCTCGGCCCAGCCCAGAAGAGCCACAAGGTCGGAGAAGAAAAGCCGACCAAGACCGGATCGGCCTACCAGATCGACTTCTCTGGCAAGCCATTCAAGTCGAACTCGTGGTGGCACTACGACGATGGCGAGTATGAGTTCGTCTTCCAAGTCGATGGCGGGGAGAATACCCCGAAGCCGACCAAGAAGTGCGAGAAGATCAAGCGCGTGGACTTCCAAGACCTGAAGAAGACCCTCGACGTGCTCGACCTGTCGGACATCATCGACGGCCACCCCATCGAACTCGACAACGAGGACGAGGACTTCGAGGCCGACGAGGACGAGGACGAGGACGACGATGGGGATGACCTGATCTGATGGCAAGCCTGTCTGACATAGACGCGCTGATGTCGGGGGACGATGACTCCCCCGGCAAAGGCGTTGACGCCTCGTACCGTGTCACGTCAGCGGAACTCAGGGCCTTTGTAGAACGCATCGAGCAGGTACAAGCCGAGAAGGCCGAACTGTCCGAGGTCGAGAAGGAGATCAAGGCCGAGGCCAAAGCCCGTGGCTATGATGTCAAGGTCATGAATACCGTCATCGCCATGCGCAAGCGGAACGCGGACGATCTGGCCGAAGAGGGGGCCATCCTAGAGATGTACCTCGAAGCCTTGGGCATGAGCCTAGGATGACGGAGCGTGATCTCATAGCCGAGATCGAGGCTCTGGACGCGGATACCGTTTACTTCATCCGCCGTGGTGATGGGCAGTCTTGGGCTGCCCACATCAGACACAAAGGGGCCGGGCCTTCGCTGTATGCAGTTGCGGAATCTCCGACCTTGAGAGGGGCAATCCTAGGTGCTCTGGGAACCCCTGAAGAAGAGGACGATTGGAGAGATTTGATATGAGTTTTCTGGTGGTCTTTGCTTGGGGGCACCCACCCCAAATTGGTTGGGAAGAATCGACGCCTGAAGGCTTCGCTAAGGGCTGGCGAGAAGAGATACTGTGGCTGGGCTGGATAGGTCTGGTCTATGAGAAAAGGAAACTATACTGATGAGCGACCATTGCCCGATCTGCGGGATCGTTGATCCTGACCGCTGCGGTACGCCAGAGGATGTCGAGGTATGTCCTCACATGCACTTGCAGAGCGGGCCGATGGCTGGCCTGAAGCTGAACCACTACGGTGTGATCTACGCCGATCCGCCGTGGTCCTATAAGACCTACTCGAACCGGGACCAAGGGACAGTGCCCCACCGCACCGAGGAAGCCCCCTACGAGGCCATGACCGCAGAAGAGTTGCTGGCCCTGCCCGTCCACAAGGTCGCGGCCAAGGACTGCGTTCTGCATATGTGGACGATCTCGTCTCACTTCGATCAGGCCCTCGCTCTGGGGGCTGCGTGGGGCTTCACGTTCAAGAGCCTTGGCATGGTCTGGGTCAAGACCCAGAAGCACAACCCGGAAGTCCCGAAGATGGGCATGGGCAAGTGGTTCAGGCAGGAATGTGAGATCGCGCTGCTCTTCACATGCGGCAAGCCCAAGCGCGTGTCTGCCGGGGTGCGCCAGACGATCCTTGAGCCAGCCAGAGAGCACAGCAGGAAGCCTGACGTGGGCTACGATCTGGTCGAGGCCCTGTCGGCTGGCCCATACCTAGAGATGTTCTCTCGGTCGTCCAGAGCGGGCTGGGATGCAATGGGGGATCAAGTCGGGAAGTTCGACACGCTCGACCCCGCTGAAGAGGCCGAGATCGACGGGCTTATCTGACCGTGAAGACGTTGCTGTGATGGCGCGTCTGCTTCACGGGCCAATCGGGGATCGTCATGTCGCGGGTAAGCTGGATGCGATACTGGCCCGGTGGGATCGTACAGGGGCGTCCAAAGAACCACTCCCATGTGACCTCGTTGTCATTGCCCAGAACATCGTCAAGATCGTAGTCAGCGACCCCTGAGCCTGTGCAGTAGTTCTGGAAGACGCCTTCCCTACCGTCAGGATCGACCCGCTGCGCCTCGGCCACCCAGAAGCCCCTGTGAGCGACGTAGATGGCCCGGTCGTAGATCATGTCCGGGTTGGAGCCTTCGTCATGGTCCGGGACGTATATCTCGGCCAGTTCAAACCACGCCTCTGGCGGGACATCGGCCCGCTTGAGGGCTTCTCGATATTCGTACAGGGTCACGGCCACATAGAAGACCAGAAGAGCGATAGAAAGTTCCACCGCCCTGCTTACCCACCAGCGCCAGTTATAGATCGCAGCTACGTTCATCTTCCGAAGCCTTTTATGAAGTCTAAGATCGAACCCTCTGTCGCTATCCAGATAGTGATGAAGAAGCCGATCAGGACCGCCGTGTTACGAATCGAACCTAGCAGCTTGAATGTGGATTCCCAAGTCTCATACCAATCCAGAGCGCGTTTAAGCATCTCGGATTGCTCCGGGTTGAGAGCCACAATATGACCTGTTTCAACCATGCGTCGAAGCTGGCCGAGGGTTGTGATTTCCTCTTCGCCAAGCCGCGAAGTGTCGCCTTTACCCCACATCATTATCGTGGTCCTTTTCCGCCGAGGTCAGCCCGGACCTCGTTGTATTGCTCGACCACGTTCTGATGCTTTTTGCGGCAGTCTGCAAGGGCAACCCGTGTTTCCCCTAGGGTGCTGATCGCTTCAGCCCCCACGCCGGGGTCGTAGCACTCAGCCTCATCGCGGGGATCGAGCGGCGGGGCCTTGACGAGCAGGGCGCTACTTGATGGCCCGCAGGCGATCAGCGAGAGCAGGATCAATAGGGCAAGAGCCAACAGCTTTACGTTGTTCAAGGTCTGTTTTGAGAGCATCGTTTAACCTTCTCACTTCGGACATTTCTGACGCGGTAGTGTTAGCCCTTTTCCGTGCAGTGTCCGCGATCCGGTTCGCGATCTCAAGCTGTTCCTGCGCTGCGATCAGTTGTTTTTGCAATTCGGTGGCTTCACATTGGGCTGTAGCGTCCATTCTTTGATACAAGGTCCACGCGGCCAATGCTACCCCAAGTAGCAGAACCTTCCCGGCTGGGCCGAGAAGGAAAGAGAGCGCGCGGCCACCCAGAAGCCCGGCCAGCATCAGTTGCCACCGGGGTAGGGGTTTTTGCCTGTCCTGTGATCGTCTACACGGGATTTCTTAACAGACCATTGCTGGTAGATCGTGTAGGCCCCCAGAGCAAGCAGCAGCCAGCCTGACATGCCTTCTACGGAGCCGAGCAGGCCATCTACCTGCCCTACCAGCCCGGTAAGGCCCGCGACGTGCTCCTGAACGCCGCTCAGAGCGTCCGTAGCCGCCGTCAGAAGCCCACCTATGCCAATCAGGGCACCGACCCCTGTGGTCTTGTCCGCTGCCGTGATGGTGCGGCTGCCAGCCTTGCGCAAGTCCTGCGCTGTGGTCGTGGCCCGGTCTTCCCCGATCTGCCGGGGCTTAGCCAGCATCAGAGCGGACATGAGATCGTCAGTCACACCCGGAACGAGGGGCAATCCGTTGTCAGCCCGGAACGCCAGAACGGCGGCCCGTGCCTTGGTGCCCCAGACGCCATCAGCCCAGCCGACCTCTTTGTATCCGAGTTCACCCAGCCGCCGTTGTATCGTCTTCAGTTCGTCTCCCATCGGTATCATGAACTCGATTCCTTCTTCCCCGGATTCCCATTCCACGTCCGCGATCCCGCGCAGCTTGCGGAACTCTGCGGCCATCTTCTCGTCGTAGCGGTTCTTCTTGTAGCCCGGCCCGTTGTAGACCCGTGCCACGACATCCCAGCGTTCGGCCTTCATGTCGTCTGCGATCCCGGTCGCTAGGATGTACTTGACCATCGCCTCGACGTGCTCTTCCTCGTCGTCCATGAACCGGATGACCATCTGCTCAGGCGTCTGGTAGCCGACCATCGCGTAGTTCTGGCCGAGTATCTGGGTCGATCCCCAAGAGGCCGACATGAGCGCCGCCGCCTTGTTGATCTTGATAGCCTGTGCCATCCGCTCGTAGCTGTCCTTGGGGTAGGGCTTCTCGCCCCACTTTGGATACGCCAACCCGGCCTTGACCGCCTCGTCCCGTTCCTTGCCATCGAGCAGGCGGTAGAAGATGTGCGGTTCAAAGAGCATCGCGGGCCGACCGTGACGGTCAAACCCCTGCGACCGGGACTCGACATTCAGGAAAGCCTGAAGGTGGTCTTGGCTGACATTGATCCGGTGCGCCAGCATCGGTATGTCAAATTCGTCTAGGGCTTTGGCAGCCCCCTTGAAGTCATTCATCATTGCGTATCTCCCTATGCAATCTTGAAGGTTCTTATCTGTCGGACGCCCCATCCTGTGTCGCCTGATACCGTCAGCCGTGGTGTCCACGTCACGGCATCGTCGGAACTGGCGAGAATCCAATCGGTCGGAGTGTTTGCCGAACTGGCCTCAGAACCGACTTGAACATAGGCAGGCGTGACGGGGGCAGCGAAGTCCATCTGGATTGTCAGGTTGCTGACTCCAGACCAGCGAATATCCGATTCCAAGGACCCATCGTTAATCAGGCTGAGCGTCCCAGACGTGACCGTAGGGGTGCTGGTGATCCCGCCACCAGTGGGGATGTCGATGGCGAACCCGTTCTCATCGAGAAGGTGCATAAGCCCGACTTGAATGTTGGCGCTTGCGCTGGAATCTACCTGCTCAAACCGCCAGTACCGGGCCGAGACCGCGTTCAGCGTTGCATCCGGGTTCTTGGCGCGGGCCATCATCCCGGTCGCCCAAGCTGACGTGGACTTGTCGGTAGTCGGCCCTGTCGTGAGGCTCCTGCTGGTGTGCCTGACGCCGGGGTTCGTCGGTGTCGTGAAGATCGGATTGCTGCGCACCACGGTGCTTGTGGGGAACTGAAGACCGCAGGACGTAGTGTCTGCCGCGCCGCCTGTGAACGTGTCGATGATGCCCACGTACTGCCCGGCCAAGACCGTGACAGGGGTGTCCAGACTGACCGTGTTCTCCCCCACTATTGCCGTGAACGACTTGCGCGCCAGTATGCTGTCGATGTTCCAGTTCGTGCCGTTGTCCGACATGATCGCAACCACGGCTTCATGCGCCCCGGTGGACCCGCTGTGCCCGAAAGACACGCCGTTGATCTCGATGTCCACGTTGGCTTGGAAGACGCCGCCCTTACTGGCGAAAGCTGAAGTCGATGTGGAAAGCTGGCCGCTTCCGTCGATGCCTGAGACGTTGTACTGCCTGTCAGGCAGGGTGCTGGGCAGCGGAAAGTCATTTGTGGATGGGTTAGTGGGCATGACTAGGCTTGGGAACTCTTTCAGCTTGTGCCATGTGACGCCATCGTCGGACACATCGTAACGAACCCTCTGAGGACCGTTGCCTAGGTACGCTGTTACCCATTCCAGACGGATTTCCTTGACCTCTTGAACCACTCCGAAGTTCTGCGCCACCCAGCATCGACCGTAAGCCGCTGACCCTGCGCCGACGCCCACGTAGCGGCTGCCCGTGCTGTTGTCGAAGACGTTGTTCCCGTCGAAGCTGGCGCTGCTTTCCCCCTCGCCATAACCGTTGGCGAAGGTGGCTACATCTGCGCCACCCAGCGTCTCGTGCATCTCCATCTCGAACAGGCTGGGCTGCCCGCCCAGATGGCTGCTGCTGAGCAACAGGCGATGGTACTGCTTGACCGGAGATGCCCCGCCCGTTGGCGCTACGTTGAGCGCAGAGGCCGACACGGACCCCATAAGGTTCGAGCCAATCATGCGAGTTGCCCGAACAGGGTGTAGGTGTTCGACCCCTTGGGCATCAGCGTCACCACCGCGTACTGCCCGGCGATGTCCAGCAGCCCACCGAAGCTGTTGATCGTGACGCCTGCGCCTGCCGCGAAGCTGACAACCCCCGCGCCCGTAGCCTCGACCACCAGAGGCCCGGTGGCACTCAGGGCAGGCGGGACCGTGATCGTCACGGCGCTGCCGCTGTTGACCTCGATGTACTCCGAACCGGACAACATCTCGTTGGTGACATCGAAGGATGCAGTCTCTTCGGACAGGGTGATCGGGACCTGCAAGCTGCCAGCATCCATGACCTCGAACTGAAGGTTAGAGGTAAAGGTTGTTGCGTCTATATCTACCGTGTTGTCGCCGCACCGGAAGAACAGTTCCAACGTATCGCCCGTGAAGACCTGCACCCATGAGGAAACTGCAAGAGTGTCCGCATTTGTGTTGTCGCTTGCTTTCTCGTTTGCAGCAAAGGTATTCCCGTTCTTACGGAAATAGATGTTGCTGTAGGTAGCCGAACTAGAGTTCGTGTAGACCTGCCCGGTCATCCTTACCCACTTACCGTTAAGGACGCTGGGCACCGTGAAGACCCCGGCAGCGGATGTGAGTCCGGTGTCTATCGCGTCTGCTGCCCGGTTGACGAAGGGTATGGTTTCGCCCGCAGTCCCGGTGGTCATTGCAAAGTCGCCAGCCAACTCGAAGCGATCCACGACAATCGCACCATCGCCGTTCGGAATTGCCGCGCCAAGCGTGTGCTCTACGGCCTCGATCTCGAACCAGCCGAGAAGATCGGCAGCCGACGAAGCCACATAGTAATGCAGGCTGAAGGTGTCGCCCTCGACGCAATCTATGACCCCGGAAACCATCGTGTCGCCGCCGTTCGAGTAGTTGTCCTGATCGACCTCCCCAACAGGGTTCCCATCGGCGCTGGAAATTGCAACGCCGTTCTTCCACAGCGACCATTGGTTGTTCATTACGCCGCCAGTGAGGCGGATGTACGCGATCAGCCTGACTCTCGTGACCCCCGCAGGGACCACGAACTCATTGGTGCCATCGAAGCCGTGGGTGTCCACAGTCGCCGCGCTCAATGTGGCCTTGACCCAAGAGGCGAAAGTTGAAGGCGTGACTTGTGGCATCGGCTTTCGTGCGCCGACGAAGATCGGGCTGGGCGCTCCCGCGCCGCCGCCGCCGCCTGCTGAGAAGACTTCCCATGCCGCCCCGGTGTACTTCAGCAACTCATCGGTCGCCTTGTCGTACATCAGCAGCCCCTCGTAGGGAGTGATCTCGACCCATGCCGCGTTGTCGTAGGCTTGGATCGACTGGTCGGTCACGGTTGCACCCCAATCGGTCGTAGCGATCACGATGTCGCCTTGCGTCGGGGCCCCCGGCGCTGCCGCTTCCCGGCTGTCCACGG